AAGCAGATGTTCTACTCTCAACTTATCTGGATCGCTAAAGAGCGTAACTACAATCGCGGGTGGGTAAGCCACAAGTACAAGGAAAAGTTTGGCGTTTGGCCACGCGACCTGGCTGAAGTTCCGTCGCCGCCAAGTATGCCAGTGCTCAACTGGGTGAGAAGTCGCAACATCGCCTGGGCAAAAACAAGGAGAGTGGCATGACGTTTCACGACTTCGCTCGGGCGCACGGCCTGATTATTCGTGACCTTATCTTGCATCGATGGGTCTCGACGCCAACAGAAGATCACCCTCGTAAGCGTAACGGTCGATACAAATACCTGGGCAATGTCGGATGGGTACAGAACTGGGCAACAATGGAGTCGCCGACAATGTGGAAAGATTCCGCCGCAGCCCCTGTGGATTACCGGAAGGTTTTCGCCGAGTCGGAAAAGAAAAGGGAGCAGGATGCGAAGAAGGCCGCAGATAAAGCGGCATGGATTCTTGGAAAGGTAGAGAAAAAGCCCCATGCTTACCTCGCCGCCAAGGGCTTCCCAGAGTTACAAGCCAATGTATGGACTGTGGACGGCAAAAGTCTACTGGTACTGCCAATGCGTATTGGTGGGAATCTGGCTGGGGTTCAGTTGATAACCGAAGACGGGGAAAAGAAGTTCCTCTACGGTCAGAGAACGCAGGGGGCAAGCCTCACCATGGATGCAAAAGGCATCCCGATTTTCTGCGAGGGTATGGCTACCGCCCTCTCCGTGAGGCAAGCCATGCGCCTTGTAAAGGTTCGCTATCGAATTGAGTGTTGCTTTTCGGCAGGGAATCTCAAGACGATAAGTGGGAGATTCCCCGACGGCCTCATTGTTGCCGATAACGACAAGAGCGAGACCGGCCTTCGATGTGCTCGGGATACTGGCAAGCCTTATTGGATCTCCAGCGCAGTCGGGGATGATTTCAATGATTATCATATACGCGAGGGTATCAGGGCTGCGGCGGATTCGCTTTACCCGATTGTTCTCGACGCCATTTCGAGAGCATCAAGCGCTGAAACTTCGCCTCAATCTGCCGCACCCGTTCGCGCGTAATATTGAACGGGGCGCCCGCGGCCTGGAGCGTGTAGCCTCGACTGCGTGCGCTTAAGATCTCCCAGTATTTGTCGCCGCTTTTCTCGACGATTAGACGGGTATAGATTTCATTAAACTCCTCGCGTGTAGGGAAGGGGACTAAAAGCCAGGGGGTCTCCCCCCCAACTCTGAGGGGCACGCGCCCGTTACCTTCTTTTAGGTTCATTGATTTCTCCCTGTGTTTCGTAATAGTTAACCGTGAAAACCATAAAAGAAGGGTCAAAGTCACCCCTGTTCGCCGCGCGTATCGCATCTTCTGCGGTGTCGTGTACAGATATGGCGTCGCCGTCGTAGACCAGCACAAATACTTTTTTCATTTAGCTCTCCAAATTAATAACATCAAAAACATGGGCCATGAAGCTCATTAACTCTCGTTTATTTTCCTCGCCGCCAAGGCTGGCCGCGGCAAGCACGCACGCAAACGCGGTGCTCGCCTCGTCGTAGCCTTTCTCCTGGCAGAACTTCAGAATCACCTCGGCGCGCGCGCCAAGCTCTTTTTGCGGGATGGTCTTCTTCATGCGATTAACCCCTTTGGCACTTCGATTTCTGAAGCTTCTAGTTGGAAGGCAACGAAGGCCCGCATCGCCGCTATGAGCGGAGTCGGGCCACCACAGGCCACCGTACTGCTAGTGCCGCAGAAGGCGCACCAGTCATTTTCTGAGCCCATCTCCGCATACTCTAGGCCAATGCACCACTCTTGAATGATGGGGCCACCCTGCTCCCATTTAGTAGCCCATCCGTGGCTTCCCCATTCGTTTTTATCTCCCCAAACGGCCCAGTCGAACCCCATAGCCTTCGTAACGGCCCAGTCTAAAGCGTCCTCTTCTAAACCATTGACGGGCACTTTAACGGTGGCAACCTGTATGTCAACAAGGGTGATCCACGCGGATGTTTCCGTGTAAGGTCCGTTTTCTTCGTCATCAACAATTGGGTAAGCCGCCACCATAAAAATGCCTTCTTGATAATCGCACTCAATGCTCACATCCCAAGTATTGGTATAAAACTCTTTTCCCAGCAATTCGGGAACGTCAATTTCACAACCAATCGACTCGTCGTAACCATCTGCATAATCGTCAGGAATAAGGCTATGGCCCATTTGGGCAAGCTTTTCCCGAAGAGCTTTTTCCACCAAACCCGTGTCCCACTCAAAAAATGCGCTCATGCTTCGTCCTCCTCTTCAATTAAGGCGTTTACCGCTTCGCAAATGGTCTCGCCATCTCTAACTCCCCTTTCCCTAATAGCTTGGCAGTCCTTGACGGTTAGCGTGTAGCCCTCGTCATCTGCAAACGCAATGATTTCTTCGTCGGTCGCCTTACTAAGTAATTTGTCGCCGTCGTCGTCCACCTCAAAACGTATGTACTGACAACCCTCGAAGTTTTCGCCGACCTCGTACTGCAGGCCCTTCTCACGCTCCAGTTTGTCTAACAGTTTAAAAAGCTCTGATTTAGTCATGATTTTTTCCTCTCTAATTAAATACAAACACCACAACCCCGACAGGCAGGGCAATCCGTCCAAACCGGGGTAATGCCATCATTGCCTTCAAACCGCCCATATTCCCCAGTCTCCCACCCCTCGCCGTGCCAATGCTTCGCACAAGTCCCGCACCCGTGGGTGTCATTCCAAATTGAATTTGCCTCTGCATTTACCTCTTCTACCGTTTTGTAGAACCGTTCAGCGAATGCTTCAGGTTCCTCATCCAACTGTTTTATCTCAAGCTCATGCTCGTCTGTCCCGTGGTCGCAACCCTCGACAATCGAGCCAACCATTAGCGTGGTTACTAACACCCCTTGGGCATCCATATCGGCCCAAGTGCCAAGGCGATATAGATCATCAGAATGCACCCATTCGATCACTTCTTTTTCATATGGCATATCGCCGCCATAACCATCAGTCTCAAGCACTTTGATGTATTGAATCCTCGCACTTAACCAAGGCCCACAAGCGGTGTATTTATAGGTTTGTCGGTACAAATCGCCAAGACCCTTGGCGTCAGGGAATGCCTCAGCCAAATATTGGTTATCAAGATTCTCTTGGTCACACTCTTCTGGATAGTCTTTCATTTGTCTTTCCTTCAAATATTGTTTTTTCAGATTGTTCTCGTCGCCATTCTCGGCGATTGTTCTCGCCGTCATTCCCAGGTCAGGCGCTTTCGCGCCCAGTCCACCACTGCATCACAGCCCGCCTCGGATAGTCGGGCCTCGTCGGAGATTTCCTGGGCGGCGCGTCGGATTAGATCAATACTCGCGCGCTGGGCGTCGGGTTCCAGTTTTTGCAGGCGGTCGCGGGCGTCTTCAATGTCAACGTGTGCTACCGCTACCACTCCAAACGAAAGCTCGAGGGCCTCAAGAAGTTTGATTCTCTCCGCCGGGGTCATGGTCTCGATGTTCATGCGGTCGCCTCCACTTGATAGCGGGCAAGTGAGCGCACAAAAGAATCACCGCGCGCCTGATTGATATCGACGGTTTTGTATTCTCTGCCTGCTTTTGTCATCGCCTGGTGGAAGTGGAAATAGTCGCAGTCCTCTTCCAAAAAGACGGTTTCGCCTCGTTGGTAAGAGTAGGCGCTAATTTTCTCCGCGATGCCAAGCTCTTGAAGTAGTGCGCGAGGCACTTCCAACCAGCCATGCCCTGGATCGGTGTAAAAATAAAACTCAGGTTTTAAGGGTACTTTTTGCCATGTCATTGTGATTCTCCTCAAGTTAAGACGCGAAACCCGCGCCCCATTGGGCTCTACGTGAAAGCCCAACAGGTCGAAGGCTACGCGGCGCGCGCGATAGGGATCACTCGGCGCGCTCGGGCGTCGGTCGTTGCCGCTCGGCTACCATGCGCACGAAACCCCACAATTACCGCCCGGTCGCGGCGCTGGCACAATTGGCAGGCCTCGCAGGTCGTTTCCCGGTCTTGGGCAGGGCATACAACAATCGGGCGCCCCTCGGGCGTCGTGCTCCGCGTCGGAGTGTCTATCGGCACAATGCAAACCACCGGGCCCGCGTTTAGCTTCGCGAGCGCGTCGGCCTCGCCCGCATCGTCGGCACTCAGGTTTACGGTAAAGCCCCATTCGTTCGCGTGCCGAATCCATTTAATGGCTTCCGGCGTCTTTTTGTGCGTGTAGGTAAACCCTCGGCGCCCAATATTGGCTTTCACAAGCTCGCCAAGCTCCGCGGCGTCCACCTTTTCCCCCTCACCTGGCAGGTCTCCCCCGACGTTATGGCGCCAGATTTGCTCCTCAGGTAAGCTTGCGACGCGGTCGCATAGGTTCGCCCAGTCCAGGCCTTCCGGCGCCCGATTCCAGGCTAGGCGCGTGTGAAAATCCTCGGCGTAACAATCCTTTTTTATATGCGGGCACGATGGCGGGCAAGATTTCCGCTCCGTGTAGGTCGTCGGAATATGGCCGGTTTTCCGGTTTGATGATTTTTGAATAAAAAGCGCGTGCATATGTCGTTTCTCCTCGGCGTTTATGCGCGGTCGTTTCTAAAAGCCAGGGCCTTGTCGAATAGGTCGGGGAAAGCCTGCGTCAATCGGGCCTTGTTCCCTTCGTCGGCCAATTGGTAGGCCTCGCCTATTCGGCGGGCAAAAGACCCATGTAATCCACTCGCAAGCTCCGCGGCGGCGTCGTGCATATCGGCGCGCCCTGGCAGTTCGGGAAATAATTCGATAATTGCCATGGTTACGCTCCCAGTTGAAAAAAGACGACGATAAAAAACCAGATAATCAAGGCGGTCGCGCCCATGGCCAGGGCGTAACCTGCGCGGCTAGCGATGGCCAGGGCCTCGCGCTTTAGGCGTGCGCGGCGGCGTGCTCGTTCGGTGTTCACTATCATTGCAGGCTCTCCTCATATGCGCGCTTTAGGCGTGCGCGTAACTCGTGAAAGTTGGCATCGGTCAACGCGGCCAGGGCGATTTGAACAATCGAATCACCCTCCCAGCCGACGGCCTGCGCAAGCTCCACGCCTACGCGCTCCAGGTTTTCGTCGGTCGTGTTTATCTTTTCAGCGATAAAGTGTTTCATTGATTTCCACCTATTAGTAAATGCGGGCGCCCATTCTCGAAAGCTTCCATCGTTAGGTCGCGTAGTGCGGGCTCGATTCGGCGCGCGATGCTCGGGCGCTCAAGTTGAAGGCGAAAGGGGCCATCCGCCCATTTTGCGATTCCGTCCTCAAGCTCCAGAAAATCCCTCAGGCGGGCTCGAATGATGCGCACGCGCCCGGAATATTGCACCCCGTCGCAGTCGCGGCCAGACTCCACCACGGCCACGCGCCCGTGTTCGGCAAGCTCGGCAATGGCTTTTTCAATTTCCTGGTTGCGTGTCATTCGTCGCCCTCCCAGTCAAAGCTTGCGTGCCCGCATCGGTTCCCGTTTAGGTCGTGCAGAAAAAATTTTCCGTCTTGGTGGTCGGTGTTCTCGATGCGGTCGGCAAGCTCGCGAAGGATTCGGGCAAGCTCCGCGGCGGGTTCGTCGAAGGCCTCGCCAGAGTTGAAGGTTTCCATTGTGAAATTGTTCATGCTTGATTCTCCTCGGTTGAATGGTGCAAACCTGCACCCCAGAGCCCAGCGCGCCAGGCTACAGGTTGAAGGCTTAAAACCGCTCTGCGCAGATAGGCCCGATTCCCGCGGCAATGCTTTCCGCATTGGTTAACATCCGGGAGCAAATCGCACAGCGCCCAGTCGCGCGCCCGATTTCCTTCACGGCCTCGAGCCCGCGGGCCTCAACGTCGAGTAAAAGCGCCAGCATTTCATCGGTGAGGCCTGCAAATCGCTTAAGGCGCCCGTCTTCAATAACCCCGTAGGTTCCCTGGCCAAAAACAGGCGCCACGATACCGACGGCGCCAGACTGGAATAAAACCACCTTGCAGGCGCCCAAGTGCAAGCTCATTCCCTTGTCCATCACCAGGGAAAAAATGACAGGCAAGCTCACCGCGGGCGCATTGTTACGCGGGCGTGGCTCGCTCCAGGTCACAAGCTTCGCGGCGAAGTCGGCCTGCTTATCCGAGGCAAAAGACCCGAAGCGCGCAAGCTTGCGGGCCATGTCTTCGCAGATGGCGCCCTTACCCATTGCAAAATCGTCGGTGCGGGCATAAAAACGCTGTGCGGCGGCGTTCAATTGTTCGATGGTTACCATTGGTCGATTCTCCTTGTAAGTATCCTGAGACCCACTCGCGCGGGTTTCGGCCTCTAGGCCTCTTCAGTCAGGCTCGCGTGATCTTTCTGCCCGTTATATTTCCAGCCGAATTTGTCCACCTCAAATTCAAATACTTTGATCCCTGAAAACTGGGTTTGAAGTGCCAGGCTTACGCGGTCGCCCACTGAAGTCGAGCGCAGGGCCTCGCCTGGTGCGGCCTCTTTATCGGAATTGGCGCCCGTAAGCATCCCGTCTTCAAGCGTGAGATTCTCTGACCAGCTTGAATCAATGTTTTGCGTCATGGTGAAAAGGCGCTCAAGGTATGCCTCAATTTCCATTGGAGTGTTCCCGTTATAAGCCCCAGCAAGTAGCGTTTTGCCCAGTGCAGAAGGCATATGGAAAATGGCGACGCCCGTGTAACCAGCGTTAGCATTGGTGCGGTCGAAGTTCTTATGATTGATTAGTGCGAATGACATGGTGCTTGCTCCTCGTGTTGTAGAGACTGAATAATCAGTCTTTATTAGGTTGACTGTCAAGTGTTTTGTTCCCCTAATTCGATCAGACTTTTTGCCGGTATCCGCTCGAATAGGTAAGGCTTGCATAGTGAAAATGCATACAGTAGAATGTATTCCTACTTTGTACCTGTCTTGTTCCTATTGAGGCCATTAATGCGCAAACGAATGACCCGACAGCAAATAAAAGAAGGCCTCGAGCAGGTTCCCATTGAGCAGGTGTTACTCGGGCACAATCGCGCCGCGCATAAAGTCGCGCTCACGGCAAAACAGCTAAAGTTTGCCGACGCACTAGCCAGGGGAGACAGTAAGGCAGGCGCCTACAGGAAGGCATACGACACGAAGGCCAAGCCCCAGGTGCAGAGCATAGAAGGGCAGAAGCTTAGCCGGCACCCTGCCGTGTCCATGCAGGTCGAGGCGATCAAGCTCGCGCTCGAGGCGGAAAAGTATGCAACCCCCCTACATCTTCGGGCCTTGATAATCCAAAAGCTCACCGAGAAGGCGCTTGACCCCGACGTTAACCACGCCCAGCAATTGAGGGCGCTCGAACTACTCGGGAAAGTAACGGAGATTGCCGCGTTCACTGAGCGCCGGGAGACCGTACACGTACACGACGCGCAAACCCTGCGCGATAAGCTCATGACCTCGCTCCGGATGGTGGCCGACGCGCAGACGGTCGACTACCAGGATGCCGACTCGTTGCTGGCAGAGATAGGCAACCAGGCGACCGAGGCGCCAGGCGAGACCCTCACCCCGCTCGAATCCCTGCCAGGCGAGACCCCACCGGCCCCCGACCCCCAAAATTCTGAGCGCGCAGGCGGCAATACTACGTATAGTATTCCGCACCCCCGATCCACTGACTGTAACAATGTTACGGTCGAGGACTGTAACAATGTTACGGTTGATAAAAGTAACAATGTTACCGAGTGTAACGATGTTACGGAAGACTGTAACAATGTTACGGATGACGGGGAGACTGTAACACGTGTTACAGTCGTTGCGAAAACACAACACTCAGACTGTAACGATGGGGGTGGGGGTGTTGAATTGTTGGAAGCTAAGGACAAGTGATGGATATAGAAACCCCCCCCTTGTCTTTTTGGGTCCCCTCTCTATGGGGGATATATGACTGAAGCTCAGAAAGAGATTTATCTTGTTATTGATAGTTGGTGGAAGAGGTATGGGTATGGGCCTTCTATTGATGAGATTATGAGTCTGACTGGTGACCGCGGGCGGGGCAATGTTTCTAGGAAGATGTGGCGGCTTGTTGAGCTGGGCATCTGTAAGGGGATCAAGGGTAGGCCGCGTACCATACGGCCTTCTTATCTAAGGGTGAGTAACATTGAGTAAGCTTTTTGAGCTGATTGAAAAGCTGCCGGAAGGGGAGCGGGAATCTCTCCTCCTTATGGCGCAGCAGTATCAAGACGCCCTTATGCGGGAGCAGGGGCAGAAGTCTTTTATGTCCTTTGTTAGGACGATGTGGCCGGGATTCATTCATGGCAGGCATCATTCCGTTATGTCTAAGAAGTTTGAAGAGATCGCCGCGGGGAAGGCTAACCGGCTAATTATTAATATGCCACCTCGGCATACGAAGTCTGAGTTTGCCTCCTACCTGTTGCCGGCCTGGTTCTTGGGGAAGTATCCAGGAAAGAAGATTATCCAATGTTCAAACACGGCAGAACTGGCCGTTGGTTTCGGGCGAAAGGTCAGAAACCTTGTGGACGGGGAAACGTATGCCAAAGTCTTTCCCAACGTCTCCCTGCGGCATGACTCAAAAGCAGCAGGCCGGTGGTCCACCAACGAAGATGGAGAGTACTTCGCCATTGGAGTTGGGGGTACGGTAACGGGTAAGGGTGCGGATCTACTCATTATTGACGACCCACACTCCGAGCAAGAGGCAGCACTGGCGGCTAATGACCCCAGTATCTACGACAAAGTCTATGAGTGGTACACCTCAGGGCCGCGGCAGCGTCTCCAGCCTGGAGGGTCCATCGTCGTCGTGATGACCCGTTGGGGGAAGAGAGACTTAACGGGGCAGGTATTAAAAGCGGCTGCTCAGAGAGGCGGGGAGGAATGGGAGGTTGTAGAGTTCCCAGCGATCCTTCCGTCGGGCAACCCCCTATGGCCAGAGTTTTGGTCGTTTGAAGAATTAGATGCCCTAAGGAATGAACTGCCCAATCCTAAGTGGCAAGCCCAGTATCAACAAAATCCAACATCCGAGTCGGCTGCGATTATCAAGCGAGAGTGGTGGAAGATATGGGAAGAAGAAGACCCACCCACTTGTAACTACACACTCATGGCTTGGGATACCGCGTTTGAAAAGTCCAGCCGAGCTGACTACTCGGCAATGACACTATGGGGTGTCTTTGAGTACCCAGATGATAACGGCACGTATCAGACTAATATTATTCTGCTAAACGCTTTTCGAGATCGAATGGAATTCCCAGAGCTTAAGAAAAGGGCGATAGAGCACTATAGAGACTGGGAGCCAGATTCAGTCATTATTGAGAAAAAGGCTTCGGGGGCGCCACTAATATATGAGATGCGGGCGATGGGTATACCGGTGCAGGAGTTTACCCCAGTGCGCGGAAACGATAAGATTTCAAGAGTCAATGCTATTTCCGACCTATTTGCATCAGGGCGCGTATGGGCCCCACCCTCTCGGTGGGCAGAAGAAGTGATTGACGAAGTTGCCAGTTTTCCCTCGGGAGAGCATGATGACTATGTTGATACCGTGTCCTTGGCAATGATGCGATTTAGAAAAGGCGGTTTTATCAAAACACTATTAGACGAAGAAGATGAACCACGAGAATTTAGACGGCGTAATACGTATGCATACTATTAAGGACACATTATGGCTATTGATAAGGCCCTGAATCAGGCCCCCCTTGGACTCAGTGAGATGGTGGAGGACATGGAGCCTGCCATCGAGATTGAGATTGAGGATCCAGAAAGCGTCAGTATCAAGGCGGGCGATCTGGAGATCGTGCTTGAAAAAGAAGACATGGATGACGAGTTCAACGAGAACTTGGCTGAAAATCTTGACGACGATGTTCTTACCGAACTTGCTGGCGATTTGCTTGGGGAGTTTCAATCAGACATCGACTCCCGCAAAGACTGGGTGCAGACGTATGTAGACGGCCTAGAGCTTCTTGGCCTTAAGATCGAAGAGCGCACGGAGCCATGGCCTGGGGCTTGTGGTGTGTACCACCCCCTGCTGTCTGAAGCCATTGTAAAGTTCCAGTCCGAAACAATCATGGAGACTTTCCCTGCGGCAGGTCCTGTGAAGACTTCTATCCTGGGCCAAGAGACTCAAGAGAGAATTGAGGCGGCTCAGCGGGTCAAAGAAGACATGAACTACCAGCTTACCGAAGTCATGGTTGAGTACCGGCCTGAGCATGAGCGGATGCTCTGGGGCCTTGGGCTTTCAGGCAATGCGTTTAAAAAAGTATATTTTGACCCGAATTTAGGGCGGCAAGTATCTCTGTTTGTACCGGCTGAAGATATTGTGGTGCCCTATGGGGCGTCTAGCCTTGAGAC